TGGAAGTGGTGAGGAGCTTGACCAGCAGTGCAAGATAAGCATGGATGCTGGAGGAAAAGTTCGTTTTCACACTTTTTGTGGGAAGGAGGATTGCGATTGGGCAAAACCTACCATGAAGTTTCATAAAGAACGTGGAGATAAAGATAAAATAGCTGAATTCTTTGCTGATTTGCCGAAAGAACCTATAGAGGAGGTCGAAGTTGATTATGTTAAGAAAGCAACAGACTTCTGTCGGCAGCATAAGAAGTTAATTATAGGAGGTGTAGCGATATTATGTTTGTTAAGTGGTTTTATGCTGACTCGTGAAGAAGTTGGAGCAGATTTGAGTGAACAAGCTCAAAAGAAGAAACCCAAAACACCTTATAAAGCTAGAGCTGGGCGACGTGTCGAAGTTAAGAATGTTAATGATGCACATCAAGTTTCACCTGGATCGGAAGATCATGATAATGGTGGTTCTCCGAATAAGTTTACGGAGGAAGATGTGTATAATGACTTTGAAAATGAGCGTGATAACGCTGAGTATGAAGCAGCCCGAGCTCGTTTTAACGATATTATTGGAGATGATCCTGAGGATGTTGATGATTATTATTTGTCACGCATAGCCTCGTTAAACACGCAATCCCGTTTAGCTAAGAAAAGCGGTGAGTTGTTGCGTGTTAGAAAATTAAGAGATCAAATGATGTTGTTGAAACAAGAGTATCGACAAGAATTGGTTAAAACAGTTAAAGTTAAGAAACCTATTCTTCCTGAGATGGTTGATGATGTGCAATTGCGTCAAGCAGTACATAAAGCAAAGAAATCCCATCCAAAAGTTGATATGAGAGATTACGCAGTTTGGAGGAAGAAGGCAGAGAAAGAATATAGAAAGTTTGTTGATCACAAGAAAGTGCGACCACAAGCTACTATTATGGAGCCTCAAGCATATAGTGTACATGATTTGTCAGCAGGAATTTTTAAGATTTTCCGTGATGGTAACTATATTTGCTCAGGAACTTTAGTAGCAGATCGCTTGTTTGTTGTGATTCATGCTCTGTCAGAAGATGTAACAGCGAAGTATAAAGCTGTCAATTTCGTGCATCAAGTGGAATTAAATCCAAAAACATTGGTATTTCATAATGACGAAATTGCTTCCTTCAAGGTATCTGGTTTAAAAACCCCTTTTTCTAAGAAATCGTTGCAAGTTATGACTGATTTTCAGCCTGTTAGTGTAATTGGATATGGTACGTCACCAAAAGAAGTGCCTTTGGAAAAATTAGGAATGGGAAGCATTGGCTCAACGGGAGGTTGGTCAGATGCGGATACTGAGCCTGGAGATTGTTCTGCGCCTGTCATTACCAAGTATGGAAAAATAGTTGGTTTTTGGACACATGGTAAAAACAATGTTCAGCCTGGTGAAGAGTTTGGACGCTTTGAACCAGTAACACAAGCCTTGATCGATAGTCTTGTAAATGTTAGACCAGTACATGCTGGTTTGGATTTTCGGTCCGACCCCTTTCCCCAGTTGAATTAGTGGAAAGTCCGTTCTGGGAACGGTATCCTGCTCAATTTAAGCTAAAGCAGGAGGGGGTCGAGTTGTTTAGTAGTCGTGTTTTTGTATCAGATGAACACGATAGGTGGTTAAAGGAATCAGCATTTCCAATTGTTGGTTCAATTACTAAACATCCTATTTATAAAAACCGGCGTGGAGTTGACCCATATATTCAAGGATTTTTGGATATGAAAGATGTACCAAGATCAGTGGAGTGGGGACTACCAAAGCCAAATCAAGAAGCAGCATATAAAAGTTTAGCAAAATATGATAAATTGATGCCTGATATGACTGACGCTCAAGTTATGGCCATGAATATGGCCTGGGAGTGGACAGAAAGGCACTTTGGACAGTATATGCAGAATGCTCGCGTTAAAAATTACGCGGAGGTGAAGCAAGCGCTTGATAAAACAACGTCTCCTGGTGCTCCTTTCAATTGTTTTCATACAACGAAAACAGAATTGTTTGAGGAGTCTCCAATTATTGACGAATGGTTAGAAGTTGATGATTGGGAGAGAATCGGGGAAGATCCTGAATGGACCTGTGTGTGGACGAACTCATTAAAAGAAGAGATTAGATTATTTGAGAAGATAAATGAGAATTCGCAACGCACTTTTACAGCCGGACCAATAGATTTAACAGTACATGGAAATAGATTATTTGCAGATATGAATGAGAAGTTTTATGCCTCACATTTGCAAAGTGCTAGTACTGTTGGTTGGGCTCCCATGTATGGAAATTGGGAAAGGTTAATTCAAAAGTTGAAGGTTTTTACAAAAGGTTATGCATTAGATGAAAGCCAATATGATAGTAGTATAAGATCAAATATGATGTGGAGATGCGCGTTGATGCGTTGGAGAATGTTTAGGCCAGAAGACCAGACACCCCAAACGCTTGTCCGCGTATTGAATGTTTATAGAAATATTATTAATAGTTTGATTATTACTCCAGAAGGTGTTATTGTGATTAAGAAAGGTGGAAATCCTTCAGGATCAATAAATACGATAACAGATAACACTTTTGTGTTGTATGCTTTAATGGCGTACGCCTGGATTCAATTGGTAGGTTTAGAGAAAGCTTCGCATGAAGAGTTTGAAAGAAATACAGCAAAAGCCTTATGTGGTGATGATAACACTTGGACCGTCAGCGATTGGGCGCATAAATTTTATAATGCGCGTACAGTTATAGCTGAATGGGATAAGATTGGTGTTTCAACCACTACAGATAGTTTAGATCCACGTCCACCTGAAGAGTTGGATTATTTGTCAGCACGTACAGTTTATGTTGACAATGTGGCAGTACCTGTTTATAGTAGGGAAAAACTTATGACTTCTTTGTTATATTGTAAATAGAAGAATGTAGGGCCTGCACAAACTTTGACACGCATTGGAGGCATCCTAGTAAATGGATGGACTGACTTGCAATTTAGGAAATTTGCAAGGGAATTAATAGCGTGGTTAATTAAGAAGTATGATGCAGTGTGTTGTGATGATCCAGATTGGATTATAGCAAAATGCGGGGTGTTGTCAGATGATGCACTTAAAGCTT